GCCGACACGGCCGACCTGCAACACATCCCCCGGCATCGCTTGACTCCTCCCCCGCCGGGGCTAACTTGCCTTCTGCAAAGGAGATTTTTGGGGGCGATCGGTTTCGACGTGGGGACTGAAGAGCAGTTTGCGTGTGGTAGCGCCTGGCCTACCTAAAAAGCCTAGCAAACGTTAAATGCGAACGATAACGCACTCGCTCTCGCGGCCTAAAAAACCACGAAGCCGTCCAACCGCAAGATCGTCTTGGTAGCGGAAGGGCGCAATCACTAAGGCTGGCCCCGCCATTGCGCCATCAGGGTGGCGGGGTGAGAAAACTCTGGAGGCTAGGTTGTGGCCGAATCCACGAACTCAGCCAGCGGGGATACGCTGGCCACACACGTGAACGAAAGCTGCACGGATGCCTTGCGGACCCGGGTTCGATTCCCGGCGCCTCCACTACTTTTCTAGCTGTTTTGATGCTTGGTCCTAGAGTCGTCTCAGTCCGTTGCCGTCAGGTTGCCGTTGCAGCCTGGGCCGGACTGAGATGAGTGGACCTGTCCTCGAGCAGCGCGATGGCCCGCCGGGTCTCCCCGGGGGCCAGGTGCATGTAGCGGAGCGTGGTGGTGAGATCCTTGTGCCCCGCCAGCTCCATGATGGCCTTGGCCGTCGCTCCGCGCATTGCCAAGTGTGAGCAGAAGCTGTGCCTCAAGATGTGCACGTTGCCGTTCACTTCGAGCCGTGCCCGTTTCTGCACCTTCATCAGCAGGCGCCGGAGAGCCTTGGGCGTGAACATCTCGCCCTTGCTGTCCGTGTACAGCACCCGGTCTCCCTGTAGATGCTGGTGCCTCTTTAACGCCTGGTAGAGCCGCTCGGTCAAGGGCACGACTCGCGTGGTGCGACCCTTGGTGTCGTCTAGGCTGCGCTCGCCTTTGATGACGACCTCTGCCTCCTCGATGGTGACGAGCCGGCGCCGTAGGTCACAGGCGGACCAGAGGAGCGGGAACATCTCGCTCCGCCGGAGCCCAGCCTCACCACCGAGCAACACGATGACTTCCGCCGTCGTGCTCACTTTGCGGGCGGCTTCGACCAACCACTCGAATTGATCGAAGTCATAGAAAGGCCGGCTCTTGTCCTGGCGGTCGTAGAGGCGGAATTTGTGGGGGACATGCGGGATGGACCCCAGCTCCGCCGCGACTTGGAGCAGGGAGTTCAGCGCCGTCGCGCTGTTGTTGTACGTGCTCCGGGACTTCCCTTCGAACCGCTTGCGCAACTTCACTTGGTCCCTGGGATCGAAGCTGTCGAGTCGACGGTCCCCAAAGAGCGGGACCAGATGAGCGCGGAGCACGCTCTCTTTGCTCTCGATGCCGGAAGCCTTGTGCCGCTCGCCCTTGCACCAGTCGATGAACTGGGACTCGAACTGGCAGAGCGTCGGGATGTCTGATGCCGCCTCCTTTCCGTGGGTGCCATCGAGCAGGGCTTGGCGGATCTGCCGCTCATACGCCTCTGCTCCCCGGCGCGTTTGGACGGGGGACGTCTTGCGGATCCTCTCGGCGCGCCCGTCCGCGTGCACGAAGTCTATATCCACGATCCACTTCTCTCGGTTGTTCTGTCTGACCGTCATCGCCTGCCCTTTCGGGTTTGCGAGACGGGGACTTGGCCAGTAGAGAGCCAGGCTAGCACGGTGGGCCCGTGGATCCGTATAGAGCGACCCAGCTTCACGGCGCCGGGGAGCTGACCGTCCTGAATCAGGCCATAGAGAGTCTTGCGGTTGATCTTCAGCAGCGCGGCCAGCTCGTCGACAGTCAGGGCCGGGGAGCTGAAGCCGGGTGCGGAATCGGGTTCCGCTGCGTCCGTTGTCGAGGTGTCCTGTACCATCCCGGCAGTTACCCCGGCGCGAATTTAGGGCCGCTCACCGAGGGCGACGAGTTTAGGGCGCGCTTCTCTCCGATGAGAAATCCAGCAGGAAAACCCGTCCCGAATCAACGGTTCGAGAACGCCTCCCCCCTAAAAAGGGAGGCGTTGGTTTTTCTGGAGTCATCGAGTTTAGGGCAGTGTGTTTTTAGAGAGCACGCCCGTCCCATCTGGGAACACTAAAGTAGAGGGTCTACCGGTATAGAGAGCGGCGCGACCCTGGAAATGGAGCTACCCCGTCCATTTCTATGGCTCTCTGGATCCTCGCTGTGTGTCTCGTCGGGTTGCTCCTGCTCCGCGCCTATCGCCGTCGTCGAGCAGAGGCACGCTTGGTGGTGCAGTCCCGAGCGTTCACCCGTGCGGACCACTCTGTCATGGTCGACATGGAGAGGACGCTGGCGCAGCTGCCCTCGGCTCGTAGCCATCAGATCATGAGGGCGGAGCTGGACGGTGCGCTCCAGCAACGGGCGGAGAGACGGTTCCGCGCGGCTGTCCGCGAGTACCTCCAGGGGGACGAGACGGCGCTGCAGGCGCTCGAGATGGAGCTGGACCAAGGGGACCTCCCCGAGCAGCGGGCGGGCGAGATCATCGACGAGGAGAACGGGTGCGGGAGGGTTCCCCAGCGGGCCAAGCCGGGGTTCATGACGACGGTCAAAGCAGCCGGGCTCGTCCTCTTGGGCTGCGCCGTACTCGCTCCGGTTGCCATCTACGTCGACGACGCCCGGGCCCAGGAGCGGTCCCGTGCGGCCGGCATCGAGCGCGCCCAGGCAAAGGGTCGATACAGTGCATCGACCCCTGTCGAGGTGCCCGCCAAGCCCAAGGGTGAGTATTCGGCACCCACCCCCGTCGAGCTTCCGGCTGGCGCGGTCGAGCTGTGAGCACAAGGCAGAATCCCCAGCGGTTTCGACATTGCAGACGAGCATCTGCAGTGCAGCCGCGCCGTCAGGATTGAGCAATCCATACGTTATAGACGATCGTCTGTGACGCAGCCGATGTAGCTCGCCGGGCTACGACGCCCTGAGTCAGTAGATGGGATCGTCGGCCAGGTCCGACTTGATGTCTGGGATCGACTTGTAGCCGAATCGATCCAGCGTGGCGCGCACGGTGCGCTGGAACGACGCGGACCCCAGGGGCGAGATGTAGACGGCTTCGATCAGCTTCTCCACGTCGACGGGGATCGCAAGCCCACCGTCACTGATCTCGAAATTCGCCTTCGCCGCGTCGACAGCCGCCTGGGCGCCTTCCGTAATCATCGCCACTGCCCGGACCTCCCGTTCATGCTGAAAGGCGTGCCGCTTGTGGAGGTAGGGAAAGTAGATGTTGTAGGGTGGAAGCGTCGCTGTCTTGTAGTCGATGTATTCGACGTGGCCGATGTTGATGCCCCAGTTGTCGGTGCTGCCTCGAGGCAGCGTCTTGGGGGGCAGCGCCTCTGCCAGTCGCCCGACGGTGGTCTTGATCGCGACCCCCTCCCCGGTAAGACCGTACAGGGACCACATGGCCTCCGACTCGTGAATGGCTCGGTGCCAGCAACTGATCGCGATGATGTTGCGGATGCGGACGCGCTCCTTGCGGTAGTTCTCGTAGGACTCGGGCGACATGGTCCGGGCCGCGTACTCGCGCATGTGATCGTCGAGTCGCTTTGGCACCGATCCCTCGAACCGGTCCTTGAAGTTGCGTGCGCGGCAGAAAAAGAGCCGCCGGGTGTCGAGCAGCGAGATGAGTTTTGGGAGCGTGTGATAGCGCCAGAGGATGGTATCCGCGGGCGGAATCTTGAAAGCTTCGTGATGCTCGGGGCAGTAGTAGTACACGGCGCAACTCTCCAGGGGCGGCCTGACCCCAACGCCGCCAGCGTAGCACGGCTCGTCGTCAGTGTAGCGGCTTTGGTCTCAGGGGCTCGAATCCCTTTGGCTAGCTAACAAAGCCTCCGAATGCTTGTTGCGAAAACTGTCTGGAAGCTGCTGCGCGTGGGCCTCACCAAGTCGTCGCCAAGAGCAAACCAGCGCTCCATGCGGAGACGGGGCGGGGTCGTCTCGTCCGGGTCCTTGCCCAACTTGACCATCAAGAGGCAGGGCTTCTTGGGATCACCATCGTTGGCCACGACGTACCACTCCTCGTCCCCATTGATGAGCAGAGTCATGCCCGGTTCGTACACCCGCGAGTAGACGGCAGTAGCTACCAGCCATTCAGTGCCTATCGTTGATAGTCTTGACTAGGGATTCTTTAGACCTGACGAGGCGGGGGCCCCGTGCGAGCCATTCCCACCGAGCGCACCGGTCCCGTCGTAGTCGGTAACTGAGGCCCAGGCGGCCCGCCCTTGGGAAGTAGGAACCCGGCTGCCTTGGCTGCGTCTCTCTGCTCGGGAGAGAGCGAGGCCAGGATCTCGAGCGCTTTCTGCCGACGAGCGGGGTCGCTCTCCGGGGCAAACATGGCGACGGCGCTAACGCCCAAGCCGTTCCACAATAGCCCGAACCGAGTTTGTAGAAGCCACTTGGCCTCGGCCACATTGGGCCTGGGCATCGGGTGGCCGTGCTCGTCGAGACGAATACGGGGACGTCGCCCCAATGCGGCGTCGAGGACGACGTTCAACAGGTCCTGGCTCAGCTCCGCCTCGATGGCCAGGAACTCCGCCGCAAACGTCTTGTAGGGTTCGATCGCGTACTCGTCGAGCCCCTTGCGTAGGTACGTCTTGAGGGAGTCCGGAGACAGACCGCACTTGATCGCGGTCATCTGAGGCCAGTCCCCCTCTCGGTGCGCGTCGAGCAGCCGGCGACTCATGAGAGGAGTCAGCGTCGTAGAGTGCCCGTTGGCGTCGAGCACCCACTCGATGACGCTGCGTTTCCTCCTCGAGTGGCGTTTCTTTGGTGGCGCGGGGACGGAATCGGGCATGCAGAAAAGGCCGGCTAATCAAAGCAAACGACGTGCTGGGCTTTTGGCTGGTCTCGAGAAATCCACTGATGCGCCGCTGTAGGTGTGAGGATCCTCATCGTCGATGATGAGCCGCTCGTGGGGAGAGCGATGCGGCGTCTACTCCACGACCACGACGTGTTGATTGCAGAGCGCGGCATCGACGGCCTGGCTCTCTGGGAGCCGAGCGTGGACGTGGCGCTCATCGACTACTCTCTCAACGTCGACATGACCGGGCTCCAAGTAGCGGCGTACTTGCGAGCGAAGGATCCCCGGCTCCGCATCGTGGTGATGGGGGGCGACCTCCCCGACGTGCTCCCGTATCCGCGCCTCGACAAGCCGTTCAGTACGGATCAGCTCCGGGCGGCCATCTCGGATTTCCGGCTGTGAGCGCGCGCAAAAATCCGTGCGACCCGTTGCACGTGAAACCACAACTTGCCCAGTTGCACGCTGGGACACGTGAAAGCCGCGCATATCGCATTGGCTTAGCTCAAAGCCAATGCACGGGGCTTGCTCGTTGCCCGAAATGGAGTCATCCATTTCGGACGCCTCACCCGGAGGGCGGGAAAAACAAGCCGGTGCGACCGAGGCAGTAGGTCAGACAATCTGCCCAGCAACTGTGAGCTGTAAGGCCAGGCGCTCCACCCGCGGAGCAGAAAGCGGAGGAAACCTCATGAAAAACAGGACTCCGCTCCATGTCTCAACCCTTTCAGCAATTGCTGAAGCGCAAGTACTCGACCCAAGAGAAGGTCGACAACATCGGTCTCGTCAAGACGACGTTCACCAAGGACGTCCCCAAGAAAGTCGATCCTGAGGGGGAGAGCTACACCTCATTCCTGACCGTCTCCGGTGGTCAGGCTTGGTCCGGTACCCGTGCGGGTGCCAGGGCCATCAGCGGTCAGGGCAACGGTCGCGGCAACGGCGACTGGATCCAGATCACCAACAAGCACGGCTCCATCAAGGGCGAGGTGCGTTGGGACGAGCTGGACATCAAGCGCGCCAACAGTGGCTCCGCCTCTGCAATGCGCGCCGTGCTCGCTCACACGGACGGGCACCTTGCCAACTTCGGTCAGTTCCATGAGGGCTACATCCTCAACCACCGAGGCGGCTACCTCTGCACTGGGACCGTAGACGGCTCCGGTCTCGTCACGATCACGAGCAACGCAGAGCACGTCACCCGCATTCGCAAGCACATGATCCTCGTGGCGAGCGCTGCCAACGGGACGAGCGGCTCCCTCTTGGGCGCACCGAGCCTGGGCTATGTCATCTCCACCAGTCGCACCGGCGCCACGACGACGTTCACCGTCTCGACGACGAGCGGTGGATCCGCTGGGACCCCCGCCTCGTGGACGGGAACCATGTACTTTTTCATCTACGAGTCATGGTACGGCGCCAACGGCGGGGCGTGCACCGACGGCGGGACAGACGCATCATTCCTCATCGACAGCATCGACAGCTGGTGCCCGTCGACGGCGCCGGGTGCCACGCCGTTCAAGGGCGTCGTCCGCAACACGGACGACCTGCTCGGTGGCTTGCGGCTGACTTCTACGGAAGTCGCGGGCAAGAACACGCTCGAGCGTCTCCAGCTCCTGGCCGTGACCGGTGAGAGCCGATTCGGTTGGGAGAAGCGCAAGCGCAAGGTCTATCTCCACCCGACCCGGTTCCTCGAGGCGAGCATCCTGCTCCAGTCGACGGACATGCGGGAACGTGGCTTCAAGGGCGACAGCACCGCGGGCGTTGGCTACGACGGCATCGTCGTCAAGTGCACCGGCGCGGAATTCGAGCTGATCTCGACGCCCCTCATGGACCCGGACACGGCATGGATGCTGGTGCCGGAACTGTGGCTCCTCCACAGCCACGCTGGCTGGCCCGGGGTCATCGACGACGACGGTCTCCGTTTCGTCCGCATCGACGGTGAGGACGCTTTCGCCCTCCAGTACACGGCCTATGGCTCGCTCCGCACCGAGAACCCGGCCGAGGTCGCTCGCTGCCCGCTCAACTGAGGTGATGCCATGGCTACCCAATTTGCCGGCATCAACAAGCAGGGAGCAGGTCCGGTCGTCAGCGGCTGGGTCAACCCTGTCACCATGGTTCTACAAGCAACCGTCGCCTCCGATGAGTCGGACGGCGATGTAGTGATCGACTCCGCGGCGTCGTCCCCAGGACAGACGATCACGGGGACGGCCACCACGGGCCAGTATTCGATCACCTTTCCCAATGCGAAGCGGTTCCACTTCGTAAGCGGCAAGGTGCTGCTGGCCGAGTCGCTGGGGTCGGAGCTGTACATCGAAAGCTACGACGCCAACGCGGGGACGGCGACTTTCGAGGCAGCCACCACCCCCGGCACGGCGGCAGATCCCGCCGCTAGCTCCCGGCTGTTCATCACGTACATGTTGGAGCGTGGCTAATGGCCAAAGGAGGCAAGGGCCTGCTGATGCTCCTCGGTGGTCCGCCCAAGGGCAAGGCAGCAGAGGACGACGACGAGATGGACATGGATGACGACTACCCGGAGGACACCGAGTCTGAGGGGGAGTCGGATCTCCCGGCGGGTTTCTCTGCACATGCAGAGGAGGCACTAGGGACTGCGGACCCCGCACGGATCCGCGCGCTCTACGACGCCTTCAAGGCCTGCCAAGAGATGGAGTGAGAAATCCACCCCCAGCGGGTTTAGGCCCGCTGGGGGTTCTCTGTCCTCGCCCTCGCACGCTTTGAAAGCATCGTAGTTGAAACCCGCTCCTGACGATCCGGACTGTCGGAGACCTCACTGACGACCTTCGATTGACACCCGAGCCGCCGCTCTACTCCCGCCTCGCGCGGGCGTCCAGATAATCCATTTGTCGCGCCGCACGGGTCATGACGACCCGGACTGTCGGCGACTTGACGGACGACTTGAGAAATCGAGCCGACGTCCGCGGCATGCACATCCGGCACCCGGACGCGGATCTCCGGCGGCTGCTGACTCAATCGCTCCGGGGCGTCCGCAACATGCTGACGAGGAGCGGTGGGGACTTCTTTTTAGCCTCGACGACGCCCACGGCGCTCCCTACAGCTCCCCCCACCAACGAGACATTCCTAGAGGTGGCGTGGCCCTCGACGGCCATCGCTATCCACGGGTTCGACGTCTTGAGTGGAACCAAGTGGTACCCGCTCGACCCGATCCACAAGGGCGCGCTCCGGGACTATCAAAACTGCACCGGCATCCCGCGCGCGTTCCACGTGAACACGCTGCCTAAAGAGACACCGGCCACGACCCTCACGGCGGGCGTGATTCAAGTCGTCCCGCTCAACACTCAAGGGCTGACCTATCGGATCTGGTACCTCCCCGAGTTGCCGGAGCTGGAGGACCCGACGCACGTCGTCCAGGGTTGGGATGGAGACTGGCTCGAGTGGGCCCTCTGGGACGCCACCATCAAGCTGTGTGCAGAGGACGATGACTGCCAGAACGTAGACCAAATCGCCGTCCGTGAACGCGGCATCGTCCAAGAGCGCATCACGCAAAACCTCCAGCGGGTTCAGCACGTCGCTCCGATCCAGCCGAGGCGCGCGCGGGGGTACTGAGTGCCACCGCTGCCATGTGATCACCCACGAGCGTCGCTCGTTCTGCCCCCGACGAGGCCGGGACGGCCCGGGTGGCAACCCCCGAGCGTCATCCCGGGGCTCCCTCCCGAGGCCCAGCGCGTTCTCCGTGAAGCGCTCCAGGGGATCTACGACGAGTTTGCTCGCACTCAGGCCACGCCCAACGTCGTCCCCCTCCTGGAGGACGTCGTCTACGCCCAGCCCGGGCAGACGATCACGGGGGTTGGCGACGGGCAAACCATCGTCCTCCCGCCTGCCGTCGACGGGCAGACGGTCAGCGTCGTCCTCGACGCCATCAAGAACCCGGTCACCATCGTGGGCCCGGACGGCACGACTCAAGTCGTCAGCGTCCCGGGCGTCGTCAACTGGGTAGCGAGCGGGAGCGGCTACGAGACGGACCCCGCCACGACGATAGCGAGCGGCGTCCCCACGGACCGTCTACTCGGCAGAGACACCGCCGGGACCGGGGCCATCGAGTTCATCTCCACCACCGGGGGCCTGGAGTTCAGCGGCTCTCAGTCGATCCGCATCGCCAACGATGGAGTCACCAACGCGCTCCTCGCCAACATGGCGACCCCTCGGCTCAAGGGGCGCACCACCGCGAGCACGGGGGATCCCGAGGACCTCACCCTCGTCAACTCCACCAGCATCACGTGGAACACGAGCACTGGAGGATCGGTCTCTTTAGAGCGTGCGGCTCTCACCGGAGACGTGACCGCTCCTGCAAACAGCAATGCGACCACGATCGCCAATAGCGCGGTCACCAACGCCAAGCTCGCCAACATCAGCCCCGGCCGTGTGAAGGGCTTGCAAATCGATGCAGCGGGCGCCGCTGCTCCCGTCGATCTCACCGGGGCAGAGGTGGGGGAACTCCTCCGGCTCGCGTTCCTCGACGATGCCGCGGGCTCTGTCGGAACCATCGACGATTTCCCTCTCGATGCCCGCACCAACGTCGTCCGCATCAATCCAGGAGTCCTCGGTGGCAACGTTGCAATCACCGGCTTTTCTCTCAACGGCGGTGGCTCGAGCAACAACGCCGGTGGGTTCTTCGTGTTGGTCAAGCAGGGCTCGACCAACACGATCACGCTCCGACATGCGACCGGGAGCACCGGGAACAACCAGCTGATACTCCCCAACGCGCGCGACTACGTCATGCGCACCGAGAATGAGTGCCTCGTCCTGCACTATTGGGGCGGGCGCTGGCAACTCCTAGGGCCCACCCGGCCTCTGATCGGATCGACGCTCGGGGAGGTGCTACAGCACGACGGCACCGAGTGGCAGGCGACGACGACGCCCACGTTCACGGGTCGAGTCACGTTTGGCGCGCAGCTCAACTTTACGGGCACGATCAGCCCGACGCAGCTCACGGCCAGCGTCAACAACTACAACCCCACGGGTTGGAGCACGGCCAACGTCGTCCGCCTCACGAATGACGGCGGCCTCTATACGATCACGGGTGCAGCCGCCGGCACGGCGGGTGAACTCAAGTGGCTGGTCAACGTCAGCTCTCAAACGATCGTCATCTCCCACGAGGACGGTGCGTCGACCGCTGCAAATCGGTTCTCTTGCGCCCAGCTCTCCTCGTTCGGGCTGCTCCAGCTCGGTGTAATCGGCATCCTGTACGACGGCACGTCGTCTCGCTGGCGCCCCATCAAGTACAGCAACGCATGAGGGCGGTCATCACGATCCCCGTCCGGGACCAAGTCAACGGCGCGCTTCGATCGGCTCTCGAGGGTGCTGGACTCCCGTGGCTCCCGGTCTATGGAATGAGCGACTTGCCGCGCGCCCGTTCGGTGCTGCTCACGCTGGCCCTGAGAGACAGCAACGCGGACCGGATCCTGTGCATCGATGCCGATATCGTCCCGACGGTCGAGCAGATCCATCGGCTGGCGCAGCATCCCCGCGTGGACGAGCAAGGGGCGGTCACGGGTCTCTACTCGCTCAGGAGCGGCAAGGGCTGGGCTTGCTACGCTCCTGAGGAAATCCCCAACGATGCCGGCATTGTCAACGAGCGTTTACCATGGGACGGCTGTCGGCGGGCTGAGGGTGCCGGGCTCGGCTTTGCCTGCATTTCTCGAGCGAGCCTGCTCCGGGTGCGGGACATGCTGCCCCGTCTCGTGGACCCTGAGCTTACTTGGTGGCCGTTCTGCGTTCCGTTCATCGAGCAGAGCAACGGCACTCCCGAATACCGCGCTGACGACTGGTCCCTTTGGCGCCGGCTCGCCACGAGCGGGACTCAACTCTGGGCAGACCCCGCGCTCGTCGTCGGGCATCAGGCCTTGGTCACGCTGATGCAACCCACGGTGTAGAGCCGGGGATGAGAACCATTCGCGCAATTCAGATCCAAGCCGTCGGCAACCTACCGATCACCGTTGCCCCCATCGTCGACTTGTCAGGCGAGCCAGAGGCCTTGCACCTCTATCGTAGAGACATGGACCCTCGGTTCCACGTCGATCAGCTGTTCAATCTCGAGGAGGCGCGCCAGCTCCACGCGGCCCTGAGCGAATTGCTCAAGTCATCGAGCTGACGAATCCATCGATGGCCCGGCTCTGCCGATGGCCAGCGCGACTGAACTCATCACCATCCCGCTCAATGCGGGCCAGCGGGAGGACATCAACCCCAAGGTCCTCCCGCAAGGGCTGCTCAGGAGCGCGGTCAACGTGCGGCTCCGCAAGGGCGGAGAGATCGGTGTCCGGCATGGCTTCACGAGCCTGAGCATGGCGACGACCGACGGCGGGACGCTTACCGCCTTTGATGTCGTCAGCCACAACGACACCCTCCTAGCCTTTGGCACGACGCGGGGAGCGAGCGGCCCGGACAAGGTATTCACGTGGAACGAGGGCGCCGGCAAGTGGCGCGGGGAAACCCACGGCTCCCGCCCTCGCTCGTTCTCTGCCATCAGCAGGGTCCGGCAAGCGTACCGCCCTCCCTATACGCTCACCGACGAGGATCAAAAGTACGACCTTGCTTACGCGGGCGGCTACCTCTGCCTCGTCTACGAGGACGCCTCGGACGCCAACGTCTACGTCCACGTATTCGAGCCCAGCACCGGCGCCGTCCTCTACGAGACCGTAGCCGCTGCCCGTTCCACGCCCCGAGTCGTGGGCGTTGGCTCCCTATTCGTCATTGCTTGGCAGGACACGAGCGACGACGTCCGGTGCCTCACGTTCACGCCCAGCACGCTGACCCTCTCGAGTGAGACCGTGGTCCACAACACGGGCACGGTCGGAACGGGGATCGACCTGTGTGCAGTCGAGGGCGCGTCCGAGGCCATGCTCCTCGTCATCCGGAGCGACAACAACACGGGCACCGTCTATCGGCTCAACACGAGCCTCACGACTCTCGACTCTGTTGCGCTGAACCGAACCGACGTCGTCCGGGGGAGTGTCGAGTCCAAGAGCGGGGGCACGACCAACGTGGCTTACGTCCGCACGGGCGGAGCCTACGAGCTGGAGTCTTTCGACACCGCGACTCTCACTCACCAGACGGGACCGACGGCGCTCTTTGGCGGCTCGACGGGCACCCACCCGCCGACCCTCGTCCGGCGCGGAGCGTCCACTCTGGTCATCGCGGCGGCCATCGCGGACACGATGGAGCTGCAGACCAAGACCGACGTCCGGAGCGATGCGACGCACACGCTCTCCACGAGCTACACGGCGCGGGAGGTCGGCATCAGCTCCAAGCTGTTCCTCTCCCCGGACGACCTCTTTGCGGGTGCGCTCTCCGTGTACGGGGAGGACACCCTCGTCAACTTCACGGGCATCTACGACGTCGAGGGCGGACGCGGCTACGAGACGAGCGTCCACCGAGGCTACAGCGTCCCCCCGCATGCGGACTGGCTGGGCTCGGTCACGACGGACGGCACGAAGTATTGGGCCGTCTTTCAGATCACCGATCTCGCCTGTCATCACTCGGCCGTCGTCGTCGAGTTTAAGGCCAACGCTCCCGAGCGACGGCAGACGGCGAGTTTAGGAGGCATCCTCCATGTAGCCGGCGGCTTTCTAGGGGCGTGGGATGGCCAGCGTCTAGTAGAGACCGGCTACCTCGACGCTCCCATCATAGAGAGCGTCACGCCCTCCAACGGCGCCGGCACGCTGACGCCCAGCGCTACCTACTCCTGGGTTGCCGTCCGGGAGTGGTTCGATGCTCCAGGAAATCGGCATCTTTCCGCGCCGAGCGACCCGGTCACCGTCGTCATGGGCGCAAGCGATGACACGGCCACGGTCGTCGTCTCCAGCAGCCACAGCGTCCGCCGAATCCAGGGCAGCGACCAAGGCGGACAGACCGTTCTCTACAGAACGCTCGCCGCGCCGGACCGATTCTATCGACGGACGGTCTCTACTTCGGAGTCTAGTGCCTTCGCTCAGGCACTCTCTATAGTTGATCTCAACAGCGACACCGACATCCGCACTCAAGAGGTCGTCTACACTCAAGGGTCGCGCGGCTCGCTCTCCGGAACCCTACAGCACGACGGCGCCTACCCGTGCGAGTTCCTGACGGCCAAGCGCTCTCGGCTTCTCTTGGGAGGCCTCCCGGATCGGAGTCAATGGCAGCAGTCTAAAGAGGAGTTCCCGGGCGAACCGATCACGTTCAGCATCAGCCCGGGCCATTTCGGGGACGTAAAGGCGGGGATCACCGGAGTCGCGACGCAGGACGACCTCGACTACGTCTTTACTCGAGATCAGATCTTCATCCTGGGTGGCCAGGGTCCCGACGACGCGGGCGGCTCGAGCGAGTTCTCTAAACCAAGGGAGCTACCCGGGGACAAAGTAGGGTGCACCGAGCCGCGGAGCATCGTGGCCAGCTCCAAGGGCGTCTGGTTCCTCGCCAGCCCCGACCGCTTGATGCTCATCCCCCGCGGCGGTGGTGAAGCCGCACAATGGGAGGGACAGCCGGTGCGAGATACGCTCGCCGCGTTCCCGGTCGTCACGAGCGCCACCGTGGTGAGCCAAGACAACACCATCGTCTGGGCCGTCGAGAACGAGGAGGGCGACGAGGGACGGCTCATTGTCTACGATACCCGCTCCGGGGACTGGTACGTCGACAACCTCGTCGAGTACGACTCCGTTCCCGTACAGGCAGCGTGCGAGCACATGGGGCGGCTCGTCCTCGTCATCGACGGCGAAATCCACTACCAGAACACGGGCTTTGTCGCCGATGTGTTCATCCCCTACGAGTTCCAAACGGCGGCCATTGCCATTGGTCAGGGCACGGAGGGCTGGGGCAAGCTGGTCAGCTTCACCGCCACGAATAGCGGCTACGGTGACTGCACCGTCGACGGGCTCATCAGCTACGAGGACGGCGGAGACGAGACGAGCACGCTCGAGGAGCCCTACGTCGTCGAGGGTCTCACCGATGGCGAGAACGTGGGCGGGCTCCAATTCTGGCCGTGGCGACGCAAGGGAGAGCGCGTCTCTCTGAAATTCCGAGTCGACGGTGATGAGCCCAGCGCCGGGGTCACGTTCTCCGCGCTGACGCTCGAGGTGCAACGGCAACGCAAGACGGGCCGCAAGCGGAACGCTCTCCGCAAGTAATCCATCGATAGCCGCGCCACAGGCATGGGCGGCTTTCTCAGCACTAATCCCTTTACCAAGCTTGGGGAGACCCTCAAGACCGCGCTGAACTCCGACGAGTTCAAGCAGCAGAAACAGGCCTACGACGAGCAGCGTGCGGCGAGCATCGCCGACAACACGCCTCCCTCGATTGGCGCCACCCTCCGGGGCATCGAGGACACGAGACAGGAAGTGCTCGGTGCCGGGCAAGGCGTCCGCAACACGACGGGGGCACAGGCCAACAACTTGATGAGTCAGGCTGGGCAGAGCATTTTCTCTGCTCCGAGCATCACCAAGGCTCCGGCGACAGGACTCTTGGCTGGCTTCAACCCGACGTTGCCAATCCGATCCGCGGGCGCAGCCCCCGCCCCTGCTGCCTCGGGAAACGGCCCTCACATCGTTCAGCCCACGACGAGCGTGGGGGGAACGATTCAAACGGTCCCAAACATCAACCAGCTGATAGCGAGCGGCGGCTACCAGTCGGGGGGAACCAGCAACGGCTACCAGCAACTCCCCGCGTCGCTTCTCAACAACCGCCCGAATCTCATGGCTCGACAAGAGCCGGCTCCGTTTCAGGTCGGGCAACAACTCGCTCGTCCCCAGCTCTCTGCTCCTCCCGCAACGATTGCCAATCGCCTGGGTGCGGCTCCCGCTCAGCAGACGGCCATGTCGATCGCCGAACGTCTCGGGGCGGCTCCGACGGTGGGGAGCGTCAACGACGTCCAGATGGGAGCCGCTCCCGGGGACGTAGCGGGACGGCTGGGCAACATGGGCCAGGCCAACGCTGGCCAACAGAATTTCCTCTCGAGGATCGAGGGATTCCTCGACGCGCCCGAGGGCCCCAGCGTGGCCGAGGCCCAGCTCCGCCAAGCCCAGGCCGACAATATGGGCAACCTGCTCGGTGCGGCTCGTTCCGGACGCGGTGGAGCGGGTGCACAAGCCCAAGCCCTCCGGGGGGCCATCAGTGAGGGCGCCGCTCTGTCGAGTGACACCGCCGGGCAGATGGCCACGCTCCGTGCCCAGGAGCAGGACATGCGTCAGGGGCGCAACCTCCAAGCCATGGGGCTCGGGAGCGACCTCTCGACGGCCCAGCGCGCCGGGGATCTCAGCTTCCGGGGTCAGGATCTCTCTGCACTCCAGGGGGACCAGTCGACGTCGCTCGGTGCTCGGGGCCAGGACCTCTCTGCTGCTCAGGGCAATCAATCGACGCAGCTGGGGCTCCAGCAACTCTCCGCTCAGACGGCCCTGGGGGCCAGGGGACAGGACCTCTCTGCTCTCCAAGGAGATCAAGGCGCGTACACCCAAATGGCCGGCATCAACGCTCAGACGGCACTGGGCGCACGGGGACAGGACCTCGGTGCTCTCCAGTCCGATCAGTCGACGTCGCTGGGAGCACGGGGCCAGGACCTCGAGGGCAACATCGCCTATCGAGGCCAGGACGTTCAGACGCGGGATCAAGACAGGCAGGCGCTCACCGACGACGCCAACCGTTCGGTCGCCACCAACGAGCTGAATCTACGTAGAGAGCTGGGCCTCACTGACTTGGGGCTACAGGCACAGGGCCAGGGCCTTGCTTACGACCAAGCCATGCAGGGCTACGGGCTCGGTGCCTTGGGCATGGCCACCGACTACAACAACAACGAGCACAATCGCGCCGTCCAGCTGTCGCTGGGCAACCAAGCCATCGACTCTCAAATGCAGATGCAGCGGAACGAGATCAACTCTCGTCCCTCGTATTGGGAGCAACTCGGTCTATCGCTCGCCGGCAACGTCCCCCAGGGCGCGGGCATGGCGCTCGGTGGCTACCTGGGCAGCGACGAGCGAGCCAAGACGGACATCTCCCCGCTCGACAAGCTCGAGGCGTTTGCAGATTCGCCCGCCAACGAACTCGTCCGGAAGTCTCCGGGCTACAGCTACCGATACACGGACGGCGCCTCCCGCTCGCTCGGTGAGGACCCGAGCGTCGAGCACTGGGGCCCGATGGCTCAGGACCTCGAGAAGTCCAAGATCGGGCGCTCTCTCGTCCGCCAGGGAAAGGACGGCATCAAGCGCGTCGACGTGGGCCGCCTGGCTCTCACCGACCACGCGGCGCTCCATACGATGCGGAGAGAGCTGGACACCGTCCGGGAGATCCTCGGGCCTCTCTCTAGGTTCCTCCAGGACGGCGCTGCCTGATGGCTTCCCCGGTTGGCTTCAGGCAGGACCCAGCGGAGCAGGAATTTGGCTGGGGCCAATTCCACTACGACGATGGCACGTCGATGTATGGGTATGAGCCCGACCTCGCCAAGGAGATCGGCGAATACAAGCCGCCGGGGTTCGAGCACGTGGCCTCTGCCCCGGCACCGCTGCCTGACTCTCGACTGGCCGCCAACGAGGCAGCGCTCACCCTCGAGCAGCAACACAAGCTCCTCCGGGACTTCACGGGGGAGACCGAGGGCGCGCGCTCCGACTTCGATGGTCTCACCGTCTCCACCAAGCCCGACCCCAAGCCACCGAGCACAGACAAGAGCAAGGCGGCAGAGCCGAGCACCAAGCCCGAGGCGAGCACCAAGCCGGAGAAGAGCACGACGCCTCAGGCCACAGTGGCCGAGCACGCTGATGGCCTCGACGCGGACAAGCTCAACCGAGTCATCGGATTCGAGACGAAAGGAACATGGGACCCCAGCATCCCGAATCCCAACGGCGTTCACGCGGGTCTGATCCAATTCTCCAAGGAACTGTGGCCGGGGGTAGCCAAGGCAGCAGGCAAGCCAGAGGTCACGTGGGACCAGATGAGGCAGATGTCCGTTGCCGAGCAGATGCCTTTCGTTACGTCCTATTTCAAGGAGAAGGGCATCACCAAGGACTCGAGCCTCGGTGACTACTACATGGCCGTGGCAGCGCCCGGGCTCATCGATGCCCCGGACGACAGAGTTGCCTACGGTCCAGGCAGCAAGGGCGTCAAACAAAACCCCTCGTGGGACCTCGACAAGGACGGGCAGATCACAGCGGGGGAGCTACGCAACGTGCTGCCAGAGGGCTCCGGTCGTTTCGACATGCAGGCGGACGCCCGTCGCAACGGGGCTCCAGGTTCGGGTGGTTACCTCCCGGCCTCCTATGCCGGTGCTGCTCCGGCTGCAGCTCCCTCCGGTGGTGCTCCTCCCGGCCTTGCACCGTCCAAGTATGCAGTCGTGGGGCAGCCGCTCTCTCCGGGGCAAATCCAGGAGCGTCAGCAGAACGTCTACCAGCAGACGATGGGGGCGATGGCCGCCAACCAGCAAGGCGGCCAGGCCCGGCTCGACGCGCTCGCACAGAAGAAAGCGGAGCTAGAGAAGCAAGCCTCTGACCGGGAGAAAGACGAGCGCGCACAGAGGGAGGCCGCTCTCAAGATCGACCGCGACGTCAAGAAACCAATCGCGGACATCGACCCCGGTCGGTTTATCAAGAACATGTCCACCGGGCACAAGGTCCTGGGTGCGATTGCGATCCTGCTCTCCACCATCGGGCAGTCGATGACGGAGGTGGCGACCAAGCGGCCCTCCAGGAACGGGGCTCTCGATATCCTGCTCAAGGCCATCGACGACGACATCGACGCGCAAAAGGAGAACAAGCGCGGAGCCATCACTCGTTGGGAGCGTCTCCTAGGCGACAAGCGAGCAGCGGAGCAGGCGGCAAAATATGAGGCCACCGAGGCCGCTCGACTCCGCCTTGCTTCCCACGACGTGTCTCAAGAGTCGGCCGAGGTTCAGCGGCAAGTCGCGCTCGCCGACCAAGCCCTCCAGGAAAAGGGCCAGAAAGAACTCGACGCCCTCCAGGAGAGCGAGGCCGGCAAGATCCGCCTCGAATACGAGGCCCCTCCCGCGGGCAAGCCGCTCACGTATCAGCAAATGCTGGAGGAGCAACGAGCCAAGCGCGCTCTCGAGGGAGCGAGCGAGGGTGCCGCTCCCGAGGTCGCTCCGGTCGGAGACGAGGACCAGAGTCCCGAGGCGCGCGCCACCATCGCCAACCAGTTCAACTCCGAGAACACGGCGCACAAGGGACAGATGAGCGCCCTCGGAAAAGAGATGCAGCAGATCTCCAAGCTCGAGGAAAACCTCGCCACGATGGAGGAGACGTACAAGGTCAGCCCCGACGAGAACGGCAACTATCCCGCCTACAAGGGCAACGAGTCCAAGTACTCGAGCAACGCTACCGGGCCCTGGTACAACGTAGCGGACGCGCTCGACCCCGACGAGCCAGAGGATCGGACCCTCAAGGACGCCTGGCTCCAAGTCGAGACCGGAACCCGAGAGGGCTGGAAAACGGAGCCCAACGGTGAGGTCAAGCAAGTCGAGCTTTCTGGCATCGACAAGGCCAAGAGAGACGAGGACGTGCCCGAAAAGCTGAAAGACCTCCGGCAAGAAATTGCCCGCCGCAAGGAGGCGATCATGAGCAGCACGGTGGCTCCGGTGCGCGCGGCATGGAAGCTACAGAACCGATACCCGCTCGCCACGGACAAGCCCGCCCGCATCGTCAACACCAAGGTCCAGACGGACGGTGATGAGGACGGGGACGGCCTGCTGGATTACGAGAGGTAGCGAGTGGCGCTCTACGTTGATGACAGGGGCTCCCTCTGGGAGGTCGGTAGCGATGCCGAGGCCCAGCGTCGGGGGCTCCGGCCTGCAACCAAAGAGGACAAGCAGCGGCACAACGACGCGATCGATCATGCTGCCAAGGTAAAGGCAGCAGAGGGCGACAACTGGCAGACGACCGGGGAGGAGATCCAGCGCGTTGGGGCGGGTGCGCTCGAGCTGGCCTCCAAGGTGCCCGGGCTTGGCTCCATCTTTGATGCCCCGAGTAAAGAGTTGCTCCCCTATGAGGGCGCGACCGAGGCCCTCGGTGACCGGTCCAACATCACGGCGGGTCGGGAGTTCTCCGACGCCGCGATGATTCGGCGGGAGGCCAACCCGGGCATGGCCGCGCTCGGGGACGTCGTGGCTACGGCTCCGCTCGCTGGCTTGGCCGGAGCCGCCGCGGGAGCGGGGGCCGTGGGGCTCGGAGCCGGTGCCCTCACAGCGACGGGGGCCACCATCGCCGGAGAAAGCCTCATCTCCGGTGTCACGACCGAGTACACGGACGCTTGGCTCGAAAAGCGGGACATGGAGCTGGGCAACGTCGTCCGCAACACGGCGATGGCCGCCGTTGGCGACCTGTTCCTCCGTGGCCTCTTCCATGCGGGAGGCAAGGCCGTCTCGAAGCTGAGAGGCACGACGCCCGAGGTCCCCGCTCCGGGGGAGGGCGGCATCTTCGAGGGCAACACCATCGGCAGAGCGGCGGCCAAGGCGCGTCGAGAAGCCAAGAGCGCGGGTGCGGCGGCTGCCTCCAAGAAAGCGCTCGACGCGGACACGGACGCGCTCGAGGGGCTCATGCCTCAGATCCGGGACGGTAAATTCGACAAGACCGTTGCGCTCGTCGACACCTATCGCGACGACTTTACGAGGCTCGCAGCGGACGGCATCGCCGACAGCCTGGAGTATGTGAGCGAGGAGGGCCTCGATACCCTCCGGAAAGCCAAGTATCAGAATTGGCGCCGGGGAGCCGAGGACTGGACCAAGAAGAATCTCTTGGCTCAGGACGAGGGCATCGAGGCGATCATCAACCAACGCGGCGATCAGATCATCGAGCAGATCAAGAAAGCCGCAACCGAAGTAGAGGGCATCAAGGGGCGGGACTTCAAAGGGTTCGAGCAAGAGATCCCCGAGTACATCGTCCGGAGTCGGCGAGCCATCACAGCGGCCGAGGGGGCCGAGCGGAACGAGCTAGTCGACCAATTCAAGAAGGGGCTCGACAACTACGTCAATCGCATCAACGCGAGCCGCTCCCTCTCGGAGTCCGACCAACAGTTCCTCACGGAGCTACTCTTTAAGGACGAGAAGATCGGTTGGAACAACGAGGTCCGCAAGTTCCTGGAGGATGAGGCCGCCTGGGCCAACAACGCGGTCATCCAGCGGGACGTCAATCAGGAGTGGCACAAACTCATCAATCCCCTCAACGTCATGCGGCGCCGGATCATGGAGATCACGGGGCGCACCTTTGGCGAGCGGGGAGCGGCGGCCGTCGAGAGGCAAGCCAACTACGCGGCCATCAAGAGTCTACTCCAGAGGGACAACCTCTCCAACGTCAGCGACTACCGGGCATGGTCACAGGCGCTCGAGGGTATCGACGGCATCGCTCGCACCTACGAGAACCACGGGATCCAGATCCCGTCGAACCTCTCGACGATCCGCGAGTCCGTCGCCAAGATCGGCGACAACGCGAACCGCGCCCAGCTCTACAGCGTCATCGCCAAGCGGGCGGAGAACGTAAAGAAGGATCCGAGCCTCTGGACTGCCATCTCTAGTGCGGTCAATCAGATCCCCGTCATCGGCAAGGGCGCTCAGGCCGTCGACGTCGGCAAGAACATCCGCGACTACATCACGCGGAGAGGCGGAGCCAAGGCGCTCAAGGCCGAGTCCCCCGCCCTCTATGATATCTTGGACAAGGCGCTCATCGACGCAGCCAAGAGCCCGAACCTCCAGAACCCGGCCATCTCGAGCGAGTACAGCCGCACGGTCATCAACTGGATCAAGCAACACGGGCGGGACCTGGGCGTAAAGATCCCCGCCGGCATTGGCGCCGTCGGGGCGGCCTCGCTCTTCGCAACCGACGCGGACGCCAAAGAGCCCGACGCGATGACGCTAGAAGGTGCCTACGGTCAGGCGCTCAAAGACATCGCCACGAGCGGGGATGGCAAGACGAGCAAGCGAGCGCGCGAGTTCATCCAGGGCGACAAGCCCAAGGCCAAGAACGGGCCGCTCTCCCTGTTCCAAGGTAAGTCCAAGAGCCTCTCGGAGGCGCTCGAGGACAAGCGCAACCTCCTCGACGGAATGGACCCCGAGACGTTGATCGACGGACTCGGGCGCGCCACGGGCCAGCTCGCTCAGACGCACCCGGGCGTCTACGGCGCCGTCACCGGGCAGGTCTTGAAGATCGCGGCCTACCTCCAGGCGGAGATGCCCAAGGTGGAGGGCAAGACGCCCCTCAACCCCAAGGGCAACGCGGTCCCGCTGGAGGAGCAAATCCAGTATGCCCTCAAGTGGACGGGCGCGACGAGCCCGGAGCAAACGTTCCTCGATATCGCCCGGGGCAGAGCGCTGCCTCAGCAAGTGGCCGCCGTGAAAGCCAACTGGGGCGACGAGTACAACAATTTCCGCCTCTACATGATGGGGCAATTGGAATTGCTCGGTGAGCGCGGCAAGGTCCTCCCGACCGAGAGGATGCGACAGCTCGACACTCTCTTGGACCTCGACGGGGTCGCGACTCCCGGGCTCGGGTGGAAGGTAGCCGACAGCATCGAGGCAGCCCGCGCCGCTCAGGAGCAAGCCAAGCAGCCCCCGCCCGCGACCAAGGCCCCCAACCTCTCCGACCACTTCCGTTCACTGTCTCAGGCCCAAGCCGATTTGCGGATGAATGCCTGACTAATTCTTTGATGGCCTCGCTCCGGGGCCATGTCGACCGTCCCCGCCATTGGTGGCCTCTCCCCGACGCACGCTCGTTCCTATACGAGCTTTGGCGCCAACATCGCCCTCACCACGGTGAGCGGATGCCCCAAACATCCCGCCCAGCGTCTCGAGGTGCACAACGACGCCACGACCACTCAGGACATCGTCCTCACTGGTTTTGACGGCACCAACTTCACGGTCGAGATCCCCGCCGACTCGGTGAGGTTCATCGATTGCGCGGTCACCGGGATCGTGGCGAGCGGGACGGAAACGATCTCCAGCGTTGTTGCCTACTGGTGGAGCAGCGGCGCGCACCGGCTCAACCCATAAACACAGGAACTCCAAGCAATGACGCTCGCTGCTAGCACGCCACAGGTCCCCGGCATCACCGGGGAGATCCAGGCCGCCAAGGCCAAATTCGACTCCGCGGATCTCGCTACGATCGCCCGGGTCCTCCAGTTTCCGCAGGTCAGCAACATTGCGACGACGACCACCAACGACACCGGCAAGATCATCGGCCTCACCGAGCAGGGGTTCACGTTCCAAGCCTCGAACCTCTACCGGGTGCGCTGGAGGCACTGGGCAGAGACGGACAACGACCGCTACTACCAGGAACTCGAGCAGCACGTCCTGGGTGGCACCACACCGGTCCTCATGGCTGGTGGCGTGGTCCCGACCTTTGCCTATGGTGTCATCAACGGCACCGTCGTCCGGTACGGACGGACCCGCCTCTCCGCCTCCTACGCGGTCAACACGGCCACCGTGAACACGACGCACACCAGCTCCGGTCACTCCATCGGTGACACGACCTCGGGTGTCGCGACGATCACTCACCCCATCGCTCGCTCTGCCAAATGCATCAGCATCAACTGCAGCACCGACGTGTCGCTGAACACCGAGCACCGGTATGGCGCCGTGACCCCCGGCGTATCGAGCACCACGATGGAGCTATCGATGATGGCCGAGGGCATCACGACGGCCACCGGTGTCGTTGCGAGCTTTGCCGACGTGGGCTTTGTCGACGCGGAGTTCGAGGTCCTCCCGCTCACCTACTCGTTCCTCTCGATGAACTCGACCGCGGTGGAGCTGCATGTCGCCGGCATCACCTCCGATGAGGTCAAGCACACGGTCCACGTGTTCATCGACAACCCCGTCGACTCGCCGTTCTACGGATCCTGATGGCCGCACCCCGCATCGCTACCACCGGGCCCGCCAAGCAGCTCGAGGACCCCTCTCGAGCTGCGGAACTCATCACGGCCTACCAGCTGGAGAGCCAGGCCGCGATCAAGGCCATCAACGACAAGACCCTCGTCGAGATCCAAAAGCTGGCCACGAGGGTCGGGCAACTCGCCGACCTCGTCGTCAACCTCGAGTCCCGGGTGGACCAGATCCAGCGCTCGTTCTCCGACTACGAGTTCCGGTTCGGGCAGTCTCTCAAGGAGGCGGGCGAGATCCTCCGGACGAGCGTGACGCACAGCGAGTCCGCCAAGAAGCGCGTGGACGTATTCGAGAAGCTCGCCGAAAAGCAGGGCAACGGCGAGCGGCGGGACATCAGCGCTCTTCAGGTGTCCGTGGGCCAGCTCCGGGACGCCCTGGCTCAGATGGACCAGCGACAGAACCAGCTCCAGGGCTATGTCTCGGAAACGCTCACACAGGCGGGACTCGTCCACGAGTACGTCAACAGCAGGGCCCTCCAGCACCGACCCGCCGGTGTAGTCGACGACTGATGCCTACTGCGGAGCACGACGAGCAAGTCCAGGCCTGGATCCGGCGCGGCCTCGCCGTCGATGCTCCCGAGCCCTGTGGCGCCAGTGTGTGGATCGCCCGGGCCGGGTCCTGGAGGCTCTACTCCGAGCCCGTCACGTTCACGGAGGCAGAGATCGCTCGAGCCGAGCGGATATTCCGCGAGCAGTGCAAGCTCCCGCTCCCCGCCCTGCTCGCTCCCCGACCTGAGTCGTGGGGCGACCGAACGATCCCACTGGATGAGCCCCAGCCCCCGGAGCCCGTCGAGCCGCGCACGCTGTGGGATTTCCTCGACGACGCGGTGTAATGGCTCTCCCGGAGAGGACCGACGAGGAGCTGTTCCGAAGCCGCATCCTGGAGAGCGCACGGAACGTCGACCCCGTCCTCAAGGCTTGCCTCGAGCTGGCCGTGCCCCTCTGGGTCGAGCGTCACCAGACGACGTCTCCCGAGGCGAGGGAGAAACGCGCTCAGGAGCTGGTGGAGATCACGGCGTTCAGTCCAGGCATCGCCAAGATGACCGAACCTCGGCTCCGCCCCGGCAAGCAGCGCAAGGGCCAGACGATGGCCGAGGCCTTCAACGCCGTAGCCGAGGGCCTGGGTCTGCTCGCCTACTGCCCGGGTGGGGTGACCTGGGGCGGCTGCCATTGGGAGGTGGTCCCTGTCACAGAGGACCTGTTGGTGCGGGAGACCGCTCCGGATCCGGTCGCACTATAAACGCGCCGGGACGTGCGGCGATCCCGCCTGCATCCGCGCCGGCATCATGGAGGGGGCCAGTGCCCTGGCCTGGTACCGAGAGCGTTTCGACGCCCGTCGCGTCGAGCTACTCCGAGAGGGAGTGCGGCATCGGTTCACACACCACCGGGCAGAGGCGCTCGAGACGCTCCGGCGCAATCTCAAGCCCAAGTACCCGGGCCCGACGCAGGCCACAGTCAAGCGCGCGTTCTCGCTCCGGCGCCGGGGACTCAGCCAAGAGCGGATCGGTTTCATGCTCGGAGTGAGCCAAACCACGGTGGGCCGCTGGCTTCGTGGTGAAGTCAGAGCCACCGCTCGGTGTAGCTCGCCGGGGTGAGGACAAACCCCAACCTACTTGGTCTGCTCGTTGCGAGCGGACTGCTGGTATTGAGTGCGCTGCTCTGGTGGTGGGCGCAGCCTTGAGGGCACACGTCTCCCGATCCCGAGCAGCGACCCCGGGTTCACCTGTCCCTCACTCAGTGCTAGTTTCCTGGCACTGAGTGAGTTTCAAGCTTCTCTACTCAACCGAAAGCACCTGCTTTCCCGAGCAACACGACGAGAAGCATGAACAGGATGATGAACCACCACTGTTGTCTGAAGAGACTCAGCAGCAAGGTGTGATTCTTATCAATCCTAGAGACTCTCGTCTTTTTGCTGGTCTCTTTGACTTTCTGGTTTATATTGTAATTACGATTAAGCATTCCGATTCGTTGTTTCTGGGAACCACCTAGAGAACACCAACGAGAGAAGGGAAAGGGCTCATCTGGCTGGCACCGGATGAGCTTTATCTCTTTGGGGAGCCTGATGGGGTCCCCCACAAAAGGCTCGCGGCTAGCATAGCACCGGTGGCACACCCGTGCAACGCGAGGGTCGGCGGCTCCATGCGTCCCTAAATTCTAAAACTGAATTTGCAAGGGGCCCTCGACTCGCGCGGACGCGGCTCGAGTCTAGGACTCGACTGTATACAGCTCGAGCCTAGGCAACCCGACGTCCCCCGCGCCGCTGCTGGTGCTGCTTGATCCGCCTCCCTTGGCGAATCGAGGCCTCTAACTCCCGCTTTTCCTGCTCCGCGCGCCACTGCTCGGAGCCCGGCTTGGGCCGCGTCGGCGGGGGTACGTAGAGTTGAGACAGCGGATAGACACTATGGAGCACGGCATCCGTGACGTCGTCGGGAACACCCTCTCGATGAGTCTGTCGATCCTTGCTCCATGAGAGAGTGATCCATTCCGTGAGTAGATCCACACAATGCTCGCGGCGCATCTTGAGATTGCCGTTCTCGAGCAAGCTTCTCAGATATTCAATGCGAGGCTTCTTGCGAGCACCCTTCGCAACACGCTGTGCCCACACACCATAGTTGCCCAAGTCCTCCAGACGTTGGTCGCCGACACCGCCCGTATCTACGTAGATTTCCCCAGCTCCCCAGAATGCCCGTAGCTTCTTGATCTCCCCCGCTATCTGCTCGGTGTTCAGTTCTGGGACACGGTAGGCCTCGAGCAGGATCACTTCCGGGGACTCGAGACACTTGGCCGCTACGGCAAAGCCGTTGCCATCGCTCCAGCCTACGTCGACCCCGATGATCTTGCGCCAGACCCGGCGGGGGTCCAGCTGGTAGGATTCGGGGACGAGGTTCCGCTCCGTGTGCGGGTAGACCCTGGACTCGTTGTCCCGGACCCAGAGGGCGAGGATCTCCCGCCGGAACGCGGCCGACAGCTTGGCTCGGAGCCGGGTCCAGTCCTCGTTGTCGTTGGCGGGGACGTCCCGGAGGCGGAGTAGCTCTGCGACGATCTCCTCCGGCGGAGTGTCGTCGAGAATGTGCGAGCCGGCTTCTAGGTCCTCGAGCAGCGCGGTGGCCGCGTCGATGTAGGGATTGTCGAGCGCGGTCCAGTGATGCGTCGACCATTGGGGTTTGGGCTTGCCCTGGTGATCGCGCCCCGTGGAGCATTCAAAGAAGTAGCCGATGGGATCCAGCCCCGGGCTGCCCACGAGGGCGAGCTGGCCACCGCCCAGGTGGACGGTGTCCATGAATTGCTTCACGAGGACGTCGTTGATCAGATACTTGAATTGGTCGTCGTGCCCTTGGAACGAGCCAGCCTCATCGATGACGGCACGCCGGAGGCCGTTGGCGAAACCGCGGAACCTCTCGATCTGGACCTTGTCGGACGCCCCCGCTAACCGAATCTGGTAGCCGTTGGGCAGCGTTGCCGTCTGCTCGCCGTTGTTGAACGTGATGCCGAGCCCATACTTGGCATCGAATTTGAGCAGGGTGGGCCAGATGATCCGCTTGGCGTGATCCTGGCTGAGCGCAATGAACAGGGAGAGGTGGCCGCCCCACTCTTGCCAGTTTTCTAGGAGCCAGGCAGCGATGCCGTGAGAGCCGCCCGCGCGCCGTCCTTTGAGCGCCACCTTGCGTGGGCTCGGGTCCTCGACGAAGGCCCGCTGCTTGGGATGCAGGTCCGCGAGGATGCGGCTCCAGGAGTCCGCGCCGACGTTGTCGACGTGGAGCGAGGCGAGGATGTCCGCTAGCTCGTAGTGGTCGGGCTCGACGATCACTCACGAGAAAGTCGATAAAGCTTTTGTGCGGGCGCTCTGCCAATGCGTCCGCGCGAGCAATGGCACCAACTTGAGGATGAGCAGGCAGCGGGAGCGGCCCTCGTCTCTGTCGCCAAGAAGTATCAAGAGCGCTGCACCTCCAGGAAATCCCGCGCCACCTCTCTGCTCTCCCTCTACGAGGGTCAGAGCCTCGGCTCTTTTGGTGCGAGTGCCTACGACGACGCAGAGCCGTTCACGTATGCCCCCGCCGGCAACGGCAACACGGCGGAGCCGCCCGGTCCACCCGTCGATCAGATCTGGAATCTCGGCGCGTCCATCATGGACGCGATCGACGCCAAGCTTTTCCAGCAGCGCACCAAGACGGCTTTCGTCACCACCAATGGCGGGTGGGAAGCCAAGAGAGCCGCCGTCCTCGCTGGGCGTTTCGTCGAGGGCATCCAGTCCGAGCCCCAAGGGATTTTTCAGGACTCCTGGGCCATGTGGAGGCACGGGGCCCGCATCGCCACCACCAGCACGGGCGGGTGCATGGTCTGGTTCTGGAGCGATCCAGACGAGGGCAAGATCGTCATGGAGTTGGACGACACCCTCTCGACGTGGGTGGAGACGAGCGGCCTTGCCTACGACGGCATCAGCGCGATCGGGCGCATCACCTATTGGGACCCCGAAAAGCTCGCCGCGAAATACCCGCAGTTCGAGGCCCAGATCTTCAGCGCCGTCGACCGAGCGGAGAACGACCTCCGAGACATCACCAACTTTGACGACGAGCTGGGCCCCGACGAGGTGAAGCGCGTCCCGCTCGTCCAAGGCTTTCGGATGAAAGCCCCGGGCGTCAAGGGCGTGAAGTTGATCGCGATCCCCGGCGCGACCCTAGAGAGAGACGAGTACGACTACGACTACCCGCCGTGCGTCCACTTCTGCCCGATGAGGCAGATCGCCGGCTACTGGGGCAAGCCTCTACTCGAGCGCATCGCCAAACCACTCGAGTACATGAACCAACTCGTCGCGGGCATGTGCGACGCAGAGCGACTCACACCCAAAGGCGCGGTCATCTACAACCCTACGGTGACGCCCCCAGCGTCGCTCGCTGAAATCAAGAACGTCGTTCTCATCCCTCATGCGGGGCCACCGGAGATGGCTCCCCGCTACGAGGCACCGCAACCGTGGAACCCCGCCGTCCGGCAGTGGCTCTTTGACTTCAAGCAGATTTGTTACGACCTGGCTGGCATGACCGAGGCCGCGGTCACGGCTGGACGTGAAAAAGGCCTCTCGAGCGGTGTAGCCATCCGCTTGGTTCAGGAGCAGACCCACGAGCGCTTTGCTCCCGTGGAAGAGGAGTTTGCTCGCTGCGTTGGTCCGGAGAGCGCCAAGCAGATCATCCGGTGCGCCCAAGAGATCGAAAGAAGGGGCAAGTTCACGGCCGCGTGGAAAAGCGGAGAGGAGAACGGGTTCCTCACCGAGATCCCGGCTGACGTGTTCAATGTGCTCGACGACTATAAGTACAAGGTCGAGCCTCAAGTCGTCAGCGGCAACGTCAACACGCCTGCCGATCGCATCGAGCTAGCCGAGGAGCTGATGTCCGCCGGCATCATCACCGGGCAGAGCTACGCCGCAATCGTGACTCACTACGACACTCCCGGCTCCACGGGCTCCGACATCAACGCGGCCGAGGAACAGTTCACGGAGCGCCAGATCGACAACTGGCTCTATGCCGAGGAGGACGATCTCGAAGAGAGCTACCAGGGCCCGGAGAAGTGGTTCCAGCAAGACCAAAGGCTCCTTCAAGTCGGCGCTGCCCTGCTCCACGCCAAGATGCAGCAGTGCCCACCGGAGCGGCTCCTCTACTTCATGCGATTCATGGCGGAGCTGCAGCTCCAGATCGAGCAGAAGCAAAACCGGCAAGTTCAGCTCCAGGCCGCTGCCTCCGGGCAAGGTCCCGCCCCCGCTCCCACGGCTGCACCCGAGCAAGCCGCACCACCACCGGCGCCCGCGATGGCCGCCTGAACGAGGTCGACGAGTAGATGCCTCACGAGGATACCGCGGCACCAGCCGCTCCAGCACCCGCACCGTCCAAAGTCGAGTCGGACGACGAAATCATTGCGTCCATCACCAAAGAGATCGCGGACACCAAGGACGACAAGCTCGCCGCGGAACTCGACGACGACGACGAGCCCAAGGCCAAGGGGAAACCCAAGCCCGAGGCGGACGACGACGAGGACGACACCGTCGACTCCGACGCGGACGACGACGAGGAGGAAACGGCCGAGGACGACGACGAGCGAGATCGGCGGGAGACCGAGCCCGACCTCCCGGAGAACAAGCGCCTCAAGAAGGCCAACGCCCTGCTCGAGGAGGGCGATCTAGAGGGCGCGCTCAAACTCGCTTTCGGGAAGGACTCCGCCTTTTTCAAAATCGACGGGGCGAAGTGGAGCAACTACCGCGACCAAGTGAAGCGCGACAAGCAAGCTCTCCGCGCGCGGGAAGCCCAGCTCGACGCCAGGCTTCAGGAGCTACAGGCCGAATATCACCAGACCGTGGACCAGCTCCGCCCGGCTGCCAAATTGTTCAAGCTGCAGAGCGAGTTTGCCCAGAACCGGGACTATGCCGCGCTCATCCAGCTGTGTGAGGGCATCACCGGCGAGCAGTGGGACACCATCAACAAGAATTGCCTCAAGGGTGCCAAGCGCTCCCCGGAGGCCCTCCGACTCCAGCAGCAAATCGACAAGCTCCAAGCGGATATCGCCAAGCGGGAGGAGGCTGCCCAGCAGCAAAAGCAGCAACTCACCCAGGAGCAGGTCTACGCCAAGGACCTCGAGACGATCCGCTCTCAGTTGGGCAAGCACGCCGTCCGCAAAGTGCCCAACTTCGAGAGGCGCGTTTACAACGTCCTCATCAAGACCAAGGACCCTCACCTGGGGCTGACCCTATCGATGGAGGAGGCCGCTGCTCGCGTCATCCGTGGGGAAAAGAAGCGCGTCGAGCAGAGCAAGTGGCTGCTGGAGGGTAAGAAAACCAAGGCACCCGAGGTCGAGCCCGACGAGGTAGAGGAGCCCAAAAGCGCCAAGGGTAAGCCCGGCGTAAAGAAGGCCGGGACCACTCTGCTGCGTAGAGACTCGCAAGCCAACGGCGCCACGAGCAAGGAGGAGAGCGACGACGAGATCATCCGCGACCTCCAGCGGCAGATCAGCCGGGGCAAGGTGGCCGCGAGAAAGAAGGCCTCGTGAGGCGGCTGCGCTCCGAATACATCCTCTGTGTAGAGGATGAGGAGCTGGACCGCTCGAGCCGGAGCAGCGGGGGCATCATCGCGCCGGTGATGTACACGCTGAAAGGCAAAGACAAGGACCAGCTGTTCATGGCTCGGGTCGTTCAGACCGGGCCCGGCAAGCTCGATGCGTCAGTGGGGGAGCGCCGTCCCGTGTGCGTCAGCAAGGGCGACATGCTGATGATGCTCCAAAACAACGTCAGCTACCGCGTCACCCTCCAACAGCGGCCGCACTACGTCGTCCAGAATCGTTTCGTTGGCGGCGTGCTCTCAGAGGATCTCGAAGTGACCCCCAAACAACACTACATCTTGGTGAAGTCCGACCCGGAGAAAGCCCGGCTCGCCACCATCGGCAAGGGCATCCTCCATTTGGCCAGCGTCGAGATCGACACCGATGACATCCGGCGCCGGAGCGGCATCCAGGCGGAGTATGGCGTCGTCGTCTCCAAGGGACCGGGGGCCTGGATCGACGGCAACTGGCTCGAGCCGGAGTGTGAAGTCGGCGACCTCATCCTCTACGACAAGTCGCACAGCACGATCCCGGTGATGATCCGCGGGCAGACGGGCTACACGCTCGTCCCCTCCGACATGCTCATCATGGGGGACGATCTCGCCGACCTGCTCGGTGAGGAGCAGCGCGCAGCTAGCTAATCCACTTGTGGGGCGTGGTGGCCATGGCCATCACGCTCACCACCGGGGCACGCAACGCGGCATGCAACGCTATCGTAGACTTGGTCGACGTTGGCGCGGCTGCCAACGGTACCATCGTCATCTACTCCGGCGGGGTCGGCGGAACGACGCTGGCTACGTTCACGACGGCCGGCACGGCATTTGGCAACGCCTCCACGGGAACGGCAACCCTACAGTCGACTCCCATCAGCGCGACCGCTGCAGCGACGGGGACCGTCAATGCCTTCACGCTCCGGGATCAGGACAACGCAGAGGTCCTGAGAGGTAGCGTGACGGCGACCGGTGGAGGCGGGGATATCACGGTCGACAACACCAGCATCACGAGCGGGCAGACCGTCAACATCACCAGCTTTACTTTCACCGTCCCCGCGTAAAGGCCCCTGGATGGCCGCAGCCTACGTCAGCCATACCACCGGCGTAGCCTCGAGATCGGTCACGGTCCCCGCCGGCACGGACCGGCTGCTCGTGGCGATCGCTCTATCGACCGCGTCCACGGGCGCGCGAACCGCCACCTACGGCGGGGTCAGCATGTCCGTGGCCACGACGGCCAACGGCTGGGCTCAGATCTTCTACATGCTGTCACCCCCGGCGGGAGCAGCGACCTTGGCCGTCAGCGGGGCCAACGTCAGCACGGTCATCGCTGCGCACTACACGGGGATTGGCTCGTTTCAGACGAGCAGCGGGCAACAAGGCTCGGTCGCTAGCGCTAGCTTCACGCCCACGACGGCGGGTCTCATCGTCTTTGGGCTGGTGGCGAGCACCACCAGCCATACCCCCGTAGCGAGCACGAATGAGCGCTACGACACCGGGGGAGACTACTACGCCGATCGGCTCGTCTCGAGCGGCGGAGCGGTCACGGTGGGGGTCTCCGCTGCCACTGACCCGGACTATGCCGGCGCGATTTTCTGGGAACCGATCAGCGCCACGGGCTCCCCCAGCTCGAGCGTTTGCACGGCGAGCGGCACACTGCAGACCTCTGCGTTCATTGGTGCAGCCACTTCCAGCGTTTCCACGGCGAGCGGAACCGCCACCGTCGTGGTCAGCGCCACGGGGGCACCCTCGAAGTCTGCCGCTACGACGAGCGGCACTGCCACGGTCACGGTCGCTGCCACGGGCTCCCCCAGCTCCACGGCGGCCACCACGAGCGGCACCGTGGGGGTCGTGGTCAGCGCCTCTGGGGCGGTCACCACGGGCAGCGCCACCGCTTCGGGGACCGCTGTGCTGATACCTCCGGTGGGCGGAACCATCGAGCTGACGAGCACGCTCGCTCAACGGGTGAGGGCACGGAGCCAGCTCCGGGACGTGGTCCTGTCCTCGAGCGAGCTGGTCCAGCGGGTGAGAGCCCGGCACGCCCTCTAGCCAATAGTTCGCTTGTCGACGCCCCCAGACATGGACGTCTACGACATCGGCGACATGCCCCGGTTCTCCGCCGCGTTTGCGGTGGCTGGTGTCGCGACCAATCCAGGAGCCGTCAAATTCAAGTGGCGCACCCCCGCCGGTGTCGAGACGACGTACGTCTACGCCACTGACCCCGAAGTCGTCCGCGCTTCCACGGGCAATTACTACGTCGACCTGCTCTTGGATGAGCCGGGAACGTGGACGATTCGTTGGGTCAGCGCGGGGACGTGCACCTCAGCCGATGAGGTCCGGGTGCGGGTAGAGACGTCCGCGTTCACGACCCCGCTCGCCACCTAATCCACTTGTGAGCGGCCCCCGGCATGAGCCGGATTTGGGCACCGAACAAGTACCACTCGACGATCTCGCCGACTTTCAGCCCGGCGCAAGTTCCGTCGGTCACCACGTGGCTCCGGTTGGGGGTGTCGAGTCAGAGCGGCGGCCAGTGGACGAGCATCACGGACGCCCTCAATTCCAACCCGGCGACGTTCAACGCCGCACGCCAAACGGACGTGGCTACGACCGCCAACAGTCTACCGGTTCAGACATTCATCGCGACGCGGCCGAGTGCCATGGTCTGGCCGCTCATCGCGGCGAACAACCAAACCGCTCAATGGGGGATCGGGTTCTGGTTCAAGCCAGCGACCGTCAGTAACAGCGTCAACCAGACCCTGCTCATCGCGAGCCCGTCCGTGACCAACGGCACGTCGTCTCCCGGAAAATTCAATCTCTATCAGTTCAACGCCACCCTCAACATCATCGTGACGACTGCAGCTGGCGGGTCGCGTCAGTTGCAGATCTCGACGTTGACGGCGAACACCTGGGTCTGGTGCCGGTGGAGCTGGGACAGTGCGAGATCGGGCGATGATCGCATGCGCGTCTACATCAACGGCACCAATGTGTCGTCCTCCGGAAGCTACAGTGACTTGGGAAGCGGGGCAGCGTTCCCCACCAATCTCAACGCGCCCACCGGCAACATCATCGGCGGGCACTTTGGGGACAACGGCACGGGCAACGGGCTGGGTGCCGACATCGGACCCAACATCTACACGTTCAACGCCGACCCCACCGCGGCGGAAGAGACGGCGATCATGAACTACGAGAAGCCCACGTGAGACAGACGCTACCATAGGCCGACTTAGTCTAGTGTTTGGACATTAAGGAAAGTATAGGTCCGCCGTTGCCGTCGTGATGGGGACGGACGGTACACCTCACGCCTTGGGAAAAGTCGGCCGCCGCGAGCACATGTACTCGCTCTATACGAAAGGGATCGTCTACATGAGCCGCATCTCCGCGTTTGCCAAGATGGAAGGCAATGTACGCGGCGATCGAAACGAGGGCCTCTTCGCGTACTTCTCTGGCTCCAACTCAACGCTCAAGGTCACCGTCAAGACGGACACGATGTCGATGGAACTTCCCATCGTCTCATCGAGCATACAGGGCGCGATACGGGACCACGCGGCCTACTGCATGTATGCCGTCCCGCTCACAGAAGACCTCAGAGTCGTCGAGTCGGCGCTGCGCCCGTTGGCCCATGATTCGAGGATCAGAGAGTTCGGCGATCTCTTGGTGCTGATCACCGACACGGAGGAATTTGCGCGGCGTCTGGTGAAGGCAGCCAAGGTGGCCGGCTACGGACTGGCGGGGAGGCTCGTCGACTACGTCAGCCAGGACTACTGCGGCGACATGGGCCCGTTTCGCAAACTCGACAACTACAAGTACCAGTCGGAGTGGCGGGCTGTAACCAGGGCGCCGATCCCCGACAAGCCGTTAATTCTCGAGCTGGGGAGCCTGACGGACATTGCCATGCCGATCGACCTCAGAACGGCTTCCGGATAGAACCGGCAAGCCCTGACCTAGTCTAGTGTTTGGTCGGGTGAGCTGATACCGTCCGCCGATCATGGCGGGTAACAAGCGGGTGGCCTGGATTCTAGGAGCAGGGTTCAGCGTCCCGCTCGGAGGGCCGCTCTTTAGGGAACTCATCTCCGACGAGATGTTGCGCCGTCTGATCCAGTGGGACGAGTACACGCAAGCCAAATGGATGGCGCAGTGTCCGCACGGGGACGGGTGGAACGGACTTCAGTTGAACGCGGGTGTGTCGGCTCGGATTGTCGCTTGGCTCTATGAGGCAGGGCTAGGTAAGGAGGGCACTGCCAAGCTGTGGGAGGATGCAGAGCAGTTTCTCGAGCGCCTCGAGATCGCGGCGAGCGGCTCACTACTCGTCGGGGCCCGGGTGGTATCCAGCCCTCAGCAGTTCATGACGGGCTATTTCGGGCCCAACATCTTTGGGCTGGGCGCCAAGATGCCCGGCGCGACCCAAGGTCTGCTCACGACCCCGGCTCGAGCTGCGCTGATGGCTTACGATCAGCCGACTTGATCCCTTAGCGGCGGACCGCGTCCTGGGCCTCGAATACGCCCTCGTAGGAGAGGACCGTGCTCGTCAACGAGCCAGCAAGCTCGCCCAGCTTCCGGAGGTTCAGCGGCGGGATCTCGATATGCCAGGTCCCATCGAGTGCGCACGGATACCGGAAGGCATCGCCGTCCTCGTCCCACGCCCCGAGCAGATCGCAAATGCCCTCTAGATCCGCCACGCTGAGGGGGTCTCCTACTCCGCTCATCTGACTGTGCGCCCGAGCGTCGTAGCTATAGGTGTCGACCATGAGCTTGGCTTTCTTCCACAGGTCCCGCAGATCGTGGCCACGGAGCGGAACGGGCCAGGCGATGGAGAGGTGTCTCCAGTCCAGTTTGCCGCGGGACAGAAACTCTTGAGCGTACGTCTCTCCGATCTCCACCGTCCGCGTCGCTGGATACTTGAGGCCCGCCTTCACGTTCCGCATCACACAGAGCGCCTCCACGAGGGCCTTTTGCTTGTTGGGCGAGTTGCCGCACTCGGCCGCCTCGAATAGGTCCTCGAGCTTCTGACTCTTACGACTGGCCAGGACGACGTCGTCGATGATCGACCGTTGAAGGAGATACTTCAGCCACAGCTCTAGCCCATGACGGATGGAGTAGAGAGCGCCAAAGACGGCAAAGTCATGTGACCTCACGTCCTCACACATGTTTTGCGCGTTGTCGAAGTAGGCGTGTGCATGCGCCTCGAACGCACCCAGCCCGGGGTAGACGCTCGGCACGGCAATATCGCCGCCGTCTCCGCCCGTCAGGCGGTCCAGCATGTCCTCTGCACCTTCCGTCAGCTCTGTCCCCATGACCTATAGACGGCTAGAAGCGATTGCGGTCGAATACGGAAAAGAAGTCCTCGGCCCACATGGGCAGGACTTTGGCCTCTGCATGGGTGTGCCTGCCCGTCGAATCGATCATGCCCTGGAGTCGAGGAGCATCAGGGCTGCCGGGGCCGAGCACGATGCGGATTCGGGCAGATGGATTGGCAGCCAGGGCGTCGTGGAGCCGGGCCTTGGCCATGTTGTCGGTCGGCGGGAATCTATAGCCGACAAAGGCAACGACGTGGGCTTGGCCAATCGCGGCGATGGCTCGGTCCCATTGGGCTTTGAGGAGCGTGGCCGGGAGATTGAGCTTGTGCTCGCCGGGCACCCCCATAACGGCGCGCTCGGGGTACTTGTGCGCGCGCGGCAAGTGGAGATGAAACCCGCTCGGGTCGGCTGGCCCTGGGTCGATGCCATTGCCGTCGTCGGTGCGCAGCCAGCCGACGTGACCATGCAGATGGTACATGGGAACGCACGTCGGGAGCAGCGCGTCGAAATGCTCGAGCGTGGTGTCCACCGGCGTGATGAGTAGGTCCCTCTTGGGCTTCACGCGCCGGAGGTGGTCGGCGAGGATATCGAGGCCCCTGTCGTGGTTGAATGAGATCAGGGTATCCAGGCCGGGCTTCAACTGGACGACCCAGCGCCTATAGGGATGCCACAACTCGGTGTGGTCGACGATCTTGGGGTTCTCCGCGCGCAGCAGGAACGTGCTGCAGATGCCGGCGATGAAACGCACGGCCTCGTTGTGCAGCGCTTGGATGTCGCGCTCCAGCCATTGGAACGTGGACCACAAGGGGTCATCCGCGCCTGTAAACGACTGCTTCTCTTTCCAGGCCGCCTCCCGGGCTTTCGCGGCCGTGGCTTCCACCTGGTTAGCCACCACATGATCCTGGCGGGCGATGTCCAGGACTTCGATGAATTGCTCTGCGTCGGACCAAAGGGCAAAGGCCTGGGTCCGGTCGCCCTTGCCCGCGTGATAGACGCGGCACAGCACCTCGGCTGCCAGGGTTGGCTTGTAGCCGCCCGGCAACGTCTTTGCGTCGTAGTCGGGCCAGCTCCGGAGGTTCCGGAGCGCACCCTCCGAGATCAAGTCCTTGAACGGCGGGCCCCCGAGCGGCACGGAGAATCCGGCGCCAAAAACCCAAGCGATCTTCTTTTCGGTATTTTTGACAGGTGGTGGCACGGTGTGATCGGCGAGTATACACCCACCCTCGAGTTTAGGGCCTAAAGAGAGCCTAGATGGACGCCACGATCGCTGGCCCTAAAGAGCGGGATTGGTATGATGCGTCGAGCTGAAAGGGGAATGAAGCATGACGAAAGACGAACCGACGGGTCCTGGACGTTACGGCAAATACTATTGGGGGCTGCACGCACCCGATCGACCGCTCCGATACTTTCACGCTGACAAGGTGGAAGTCACAGAATCTGGAGCACTCCTGTTTCACGGCAAGACGGGTGTCAACGTCGCGTTCTCGGCGGGTAATTGGACAGAAGTATTTGCAGCCAGCCAGCTCGACGGCCACGCGATCGCAGAGGAAGCTGACAAGACGCCAGAACCAGTGCCTAAGGGGTGGCGATCGATAGGCACGGGCCCGGGCAGATTAGTTGTGCCCGAATCACTCACCGTGGCCGAGTGGGAGAAGGCGCTGGAATCGGCGCGAGACGAATCGGGCAACGTGGACACGGCAAAGATGGACGAGGAGATTCGGCGCATCTTAGCGACACGCGACAACTAACCCCCTACTCTGAGGCAGCGGCAGGGATCGAACCCGCGTCTCCACGGCGGCTGGCGTGACTCAAGAGGAAAGGGGCAAGCCGTCGATAGAGGTTTTTCCGGGCTAAACTACGCTGCCCTTGAATCTAGGCCTTGGCTCCCTTCTCGGCAGCGCGCCGCATGGCTCGATTGCTCGTCGTCGTAGAGAGCCACTTGGCTTCCGGCTGAGGCTCGGGTTTCGCGGGCTCCGGATCACGGGGAGCCCGGGGGCCCTTCGCTTGTTTGCGTGCGGCTCGGGGGGATTTCATGGCTTGGCCTCCGGCGCCGTCCAGTCCTTGCGCTCGTCGAGGCCCAGGCGCGCGTACTCGCGGGCGATCAGCTCGATGACGAGGGTCGGCATGGAGATCTCTCGGTAGGCGGAGAGGATGCGGAGCTGTCGCCCGGACTCCGGGGGCAGCGTGATGCGGGTGTTGTTCATCACTGGCGTTACACCGGCTGGAGAGGCTGCTGGCTCTGTAGACTCTTGCAGACCGCACAGAAATAGAACGGGCGGCCCTCAGGTACAGCCGAGCCGGGCCGCCCGGTGCGACGCACACCAGCGTGCGCCGCAAGTGAGCAGGTCAAACGAAAGGTTCGCGCTGGGAGCCTCTACGACTCGTCCACGTCCCCGAGGTCGTCCGGGAGCTGTCGACGCAAGGGCGGGCCCCCAGCGCGTCGGCACGTGGCCATTTCGTGGGGCATCGACGAGGGGCCCGGCGCGCGCGGGCGGGGTCGTTAGATCCGTATCTGCTCAGCGTGCTCGGCTTCGCCGAGCCTACGCTTCGCTCCGGATTTTCCCCGAGAGAGCTTGCTCTCGTTCTGCTCCGGTCGTTGGCGGCGCAGCCGCCAACCCCCTGCGAAGCAAACAAACTAGGTACATTAAGAGTGTTAGATCAGAGATCTGATTGAGCGTTACTCGTCATGGCGCTCCGAAGCTGCAGCTGTCTCGTTGGCAGCTTCGCTGCCAACCACAACCGTTACCCTCCATGATCCGTTACTGCTCCCCTCTCTGATAACCAGATCTCTTATTGGATCCCAGTAACGCTCCGCTCTCTCCGATCTAACACTCTTAATGTACCTACTTTTTCTCTCTTCTCTGGGATCCGGAGTTACTTCACTGATCGTTAGATCGGAGTAGGAGTAGAGCGGCGCGTAACGGCGCGCGAATCACTGAGCGTTACGTGCACACGGACCGGCGGAGCGGCAGATCGATTTCTCTTGATTTAGGGAAGTGTTCCATTGTCGGTCTTGTGCATGCCCAAGCCCAAGGTGCCGCTGCAGATGGCCATCGATCCGACGGACAAGGCTCTGATCCGACAGCTTGCGCGCAGTGAAGGCCGGACCATGACGCGCTTCGTGCTGCGTCTCGTGGAGGCTGAGGCCGCGCGAATCGAGGCGGGCGGCATCCCCGTCCCATCGCGGCCTTGGGAGCACAAATCAGGGCCACAACCATGACCGAACCCATGGAAGCCGAAAGCCGCCCCTGCCAGGGCGGCCTCGGTGTCCCCAGCCAAGGAGACCTCTCAGATGTCCGAGTCGGAGTCTACACCGGCGAAGGTGTGCGTGCAGCTCTGGGTGACCCCCGAGCAGCGCGAAAAAATCCGTAGGCAGGCCCAGGCGCGGCGGTCCAACATGACCGCCTACCTGCTCGAGCTGGCCGAGGCCGACGGGGAGCGTCCGCTGCTCCCGCCACCGCGGCCCCAGAAGATCATCCGGCGATTCCGTCCCGAGCCCCTGCTCGTGGAGGACCAGCTGGGTGCCTTCCTCCGTGCCATCGAGGCCATCCCTACCGGCGGAGCCCTCGAGTGGCCTCGATGGCATCACCTCCATCGACTGTTCTGGGGCCTCGATGAGGCAGACAGGCGCGCGCATTGGCACGGGCTCACTCGCTGGCAGAAGCACGGCAAGATCCCGCTCGGCCATAGCGAGCTGGTGATCCGTGCCTTCGACCGCTTTGCGCGCCTACGCCAGCAAGCGCGGGACGTCTGGGTCGCCAATACAGGTTATCGCAAGCCAGACCCCACCAACGCAGAGAGGCAGCGTCGATACCGCAAGAGAGTCGCAGATGACCGGCATGCCGTCTGGGCGCGATTCGAGTCGGAGCACGTTACGGGACCCGAGGAGCTGGACTCATGATGCGGTGTCGCACCGGCGGGAGTTTACTCCACGAGGTCGCGACCCTCTTGGGATCTCGACGACTCGACCGCGACTACCTGACTCGCCAAGTCCTCCACTACATGCGGCACGCCCCGAGGGGAGATGACCGGGAGGACCTGGCTATCTACCTCGCTACCTGCATCGAGCCGAACCTCCTCGATTTCGAGGAGGAGGATGATGACGAGGAACTCGAAGTGGAGGACGAGGGCGAGCAGGAATCGGCGCAGCCCAGCAACGTCGCCTACCTCCAGGAACACTACGCGGAGATCAACGAGTACTACTACGCGGACATCTACTCGTGTTCCTCGTGCGGCATCCGGGTCGATGCGGACGCGCAGCAATGCGGCAATTGCGACTGGACGATTCAGCAGAGCGCGTAGCGTGGTGTAACCCCAGCGAGGACTAGGGATGGACAGCCCCCGAGAGGTCGGTTCAACCTCTCGGGGGCTTCGCTTTCACTAACGACGGCGCCTGGGGAGCCGTGATCGCCCCGGCAACCCGAGAACGACCTTCTTGCGTGGTGGAGGCTGTCGCAACTCCGCAACGATAGCGCGCAGACGCGCACCGAGTTCCTCTCGGAGTTCCCGCTCCAGCTCGAGCAAGTCGTCGTGGATTTCGAGGCGCTCTCCCTCGAGCGCCTTTGCTAGATGCACGAGCGCTCCGACCATGCGATCGATGCCATCCGGCAAGCTCCCGAGGTGGTAACGTCGGCCCGGGGAGGGACGCTCTCACCAGCGCCACGATCCCCGATGGCTTTCCGAGTGTTCCTGAGCACGGTAGCTGAGGGGACAAAGCGAAGCCCCCTCGGATAACTTGCCCATCAAGCCTCCGAGAGGGCTGCCTCCGGCTGT